CCTATCTTTCTGTTGGTTCCTACGAATAGATACGGAATTTGCGATACCTTTTTCATCCGTAGAACGACCGATTGTTTGATCCACCTGTTCATCAAGTTGTTTAAGTATTTTGCGGTTATCATCTAAATTACCTTTTACGACTTTAATCTTCTCATCTAACATCTGTACTTTGCTTGCCATTGGCGCAGTATCGGATGAATGTTCTAAGTGTGCCTTAGATAGATAACCAAAAATACCCATACTGGTAATCAACATCAAGATAATACAAGCAACCGTTAGGTATGATTTCATACCAATATGTACAACCTTCCAGTTTCTATATAGCCAAGATACTGTTACGAGTTTAGCTATCTCAAGTGTCGAACCCATGATAATAATTGGCCAGAATGAACCAGGAAATATGGCTGCTAAACCTATAACTGAATAGTAAGCAGCAACACCTGATAAGGCCATTGCTGTTAGAAATGTTAGAAAAATCATCCGAAAAAGTCCATAAGTGAGTTAGTTTTCTCTGGTTGCCATTGCATACAATCCAAGATTACACGAATTGGATCCAGAAATGCTTTGTCGAATTGTAAATCATAATCGATATAGTTGTCAAGCCCGAATTCTTTTGGTAATCTAGATGGATAGGAAACAACATCTGATTTAAAATGATTTGGCATCTTCAGATAGGTAAACTTAATCTTTTCACCTTCTTGTATACGAGGATACTTCTTTTCTAAGTCAAGTAGTTTTAGATTGTGGTTATAAATGATGGCACCACGAACATGAATTGGTGTACCTTTTTTGAATAAGGTTACCGAATCGGAATAAGTTGCCAATCCATTCATACCACGTGGAAAAGATATTTCTTCTGGTGGTAACTTTTTAAATTCTTCTTTGAACTTAGCAATAAATGTTTGTACTTCATCTTCAGTACCGGTCATCATTAACTTAATTGCTAATTTCATCTTCTCACGAATAGCCGATGGAGTGGATGACTTAACCATCTCAAGACCCATCACTTTCATGTGAGGTTCAGCATACTGAACGCCTTCGTTATTATACACATTTAGAATGTATCGTTTCTTGGCAGTCCATACACCTTTGTCAGAAAGGCCTTCACGTTTCATCTGCATCTTCTGGTCATAGGCGTGAACATAAACAGCCAGCTCTTCATATGATTTGTCAATATAAGGTTGTAGTTTTTCTTCACATATTTTATCCATGAGAGCAATTACTTTCTGTTTGTCGGACTTATCTTTGATGAACTTGTCAACCAACTCACCCATACGGAGATAGATTGAATCAGTATCAGAAGCGATTACATAATCTTTTTCTGTACCGAGTAGTTTGTTCATGTAGGCATTTATCTTAGCTTCAATCCACCGAATAGACAACTGACCAGCAGTAGTGACGCCAAGAGCCATTCGTAAATCATAAAAGCGGAAATACTGGCTACCAAGAGCACCATAAGCAGAATTAAGAGAAACTTTCTTTGCAAGTTGTAGGTTGTTGTATCTTGCAACTCGCTTGTCGATTTCATATTTTTTATGTTCATCTTTTTCATTCTCATACTCTTGTGATGCCTTCAACATCATCTTCTTAAACTTCTTGCGGTCTTCATACATCTCTTCCATCATCTTAGGTAAGAAACCTTGAATGTCGGTTCTAAAGAATTGTCCGTTTGGTGTAATTGTAACATTAACCAGCCTGGAAGTATCTACCTGTTTAATTAACATCTTATCGACCGAAACGGAAGAAGAAAGTACCTCACGCATTTCAGGTGTGTAATCTGTAGGATCAATTAGAGTCTCTGGACTAATATTGTATTGCATCATCAAATGTGGATACAAACTGTTCAGGTCAAAGCTAGCAACCCAATCGTGTTTACCAACCTGAACATCTTTAACATAGGCACCTTCGAAAGCGGCATCTTTGTCTTGTACTTCCCGTGGTGGTACAATGATACCTTTATTCAACAGATAGGAATATGTCATTGAATCCCACATACGAGTTTGTGCAAATACATCTTCGTAATTACACTTTGTGTCATATGCCAAAGTCAAAGCCAATTCAATCAACTTTAGTTTATCTTCTAACTTCAAAATCAACTTAACGTCTTTGATGTTATACTCAATAAATTTCTGGTAGTTTAGTTTGTAGAGTTGATGTAGATTCTCATATTCATCATAGGAGATTTTACCTTCACCGAGTTCAACTTGAGCGATGTTATCCAAACGATATGATTCTTGTGACTTTCCACCAGGAGCATACCATTTGTAAAGTTCAATATAATCAAGTGATTCAACACCAGTAAAACCATAGGCAATCATCTGCCTGCCATTAATCACAGTCTTTCGTTCTGAGATATGATTCCATGGAGATAACTTCTTGGTTTCATCTTCACCAAGAATCTTACGAAAACGATTAACGAGATATGGTATATCAAAGAACTTGGTGTTCCAACCAGTAATTACATCAGGACAGTTATTAGACCAATGTTGTAGGAACTTCTTACAGAGAGTCCATTCATCTTTACACTTGACATAGTGTTCATCACCTTGAACCTCATAGTCGCCACATCCAAAGACATACGTGACACCGTTTAGATAGGTGATAGCAATAGCAGTAATAGGCTCATTCGCCTGATAGGGATCAGGGAAACCATTCTCTGAACCAACCTCGATATCGACAATGCCGACAAGGATTTTATCTATGTCCCAATCAACCATTTCTTCATGCTGGTCGGCAATAAAGGCGTATTCAAAACGAGTTTGGCCATATATCTTAGTACCACCAGAAACACCGTCAAATTGTTTTACATATTCTCTAGCTTCATAAATGCCATCAAACCTTTTCTTGTCAAGGTAATTACCATCTAAAGTGGTATATTGAGTTACTTTCTTAGATGGTATATAAAGTGATGGCTCATAGTCAACCTGTTGACGAACACGTTTACCACCCATGATACCACGGTAGAGAATCTTGCCACCAAGAGATTGTACATTTGTATAGAAGTCTGTCAATTTAGCCTGTTATTAGTTGTTTTGTTGGAGGTAGAATAATTCCAGCACCAAAGATTTGATTGTAGTTGTCTGCAAAGTCTTTTGCTGGTTCATAGCAGTATAACACAGAATCACGGTCTATGTCAACCATCCTGTCTTTCTTTTCCGTATCGGCATATACTGGCCAAGGTGCAAATCCGATATTAGGTTTACCATCTTGGCCACGCATTACCGCAATACCAATCGGATTAAGAATTCGGTAACCTGTACCGGTTTCTGACACCTCACCAAGGATTTCTTCATTATTTGTCAATTTTATTACGAGTAGGTTTGTCATTTTGATCCTTATCAAGAGTTTATAAATAATAGTATATTATATATGACTTCGTTTGGATACGCAATGTATCCGTGTTGGTTTTGTCTGTCAACGTTTTCATGTACTCCACGACTAAATTAAATGGATCCAATTACCCTCTTTGCGATGGCCAACGCCGCTGTTTCTGCGGTTAAGGCTGGTTGTAAATTATACAAAGATATCAAAGGTGCCGCAGGAGAAGTAAAGGAAGTTCTCAAGGACCTTGATGACCAGTTTTCGAAATTACATCCACCAGAAAAACCAGCAACAACAGAACAACGTAATCAATACATCAAGCAAAAGAATGAAGTAATTGAGTTAAACAAAAAAGCAGAATCGGGTCAACATACTGGCGTCTATCAGGAAATTGGTGATTATCTAGGTCAATATTACGACAATTATTATAAGTGCTTGGCTGTATTTGAAGAAGAAGAACGCCGAGCCGATACTGAAGTTTATACGGGTGATGCTAGTTTAGGTAAAAGAGCATTACAACGAGTTCTAATGAAGAAACAATTAGAACAAATGGGAACTGAATTACGACAATTAATGGTTTATGAAAGTCCACCCGAACTTGGTGCTTTGCATACTGAAGTTGAAGAAATGATGGAGAAAATGGGCAAACAACAAAAGGTGTTGATTGCTAAACAGATGCAAAATGAATATGCTACTAAGTTAAGA